CGCGTCATGCAGTACGCCGCAGGCTGGTACGAGCGCGGCACGCTCGTAGATGCCGACATGGTCGAGGTGCAAACGCTTATCGAGGAGCGCGACCGCAAAGCTGCCGAGGATACAGCGGCAGAGGCCGAGCGTGTACGCCTGGAGGCGCTCAATGCCAAGTATGCCGCCTGGGAGATAACCGAGGAGGGCCTAAACGCTCACACGGTCGCAGAGTTAGCCGAGTACATGGCGGACTGGGGTATCGCTGCGACAGACTGCAACCTCAAGGCTGACTTTGTGGCGGCGATCTTGGCGGCGCTGATTGGAGAGGAGAGATAGTAATGGCCAATATCACGCCGTCATTATTAGCATAGAGAGAGAAGAAGGAAGATGGTCCAGATAGACGTCGCCGTGATGGCGACATGCTTCACGGTCCTCGGCTTCATGGCGAGCGTCATCATAGCCGGGTACAAGATCTACAAGGAGTTCGAGGACCTGCCCGAGCGGGTGCGAGCCATCGAGAACGACTACGCGTCCTGCCCTGCCAGGAACCTCGACGTGGACAAGCTCAACGCCCAGCTGGAGCGTCTTTCCGACAACATCGAGAACGACTACTACAACATCGACGCCCTCAACGATTGCCAGATAGCCATGATGGAGGGTATGCTTAACATGTTCCAACATCTCATAAACGGGAACCACGTGAACGAGATGAGGGCCTCGCACGAGGCAATGGTCAAGGCTCTGATCGGAGCCAAGAAAGTAAGGAGCGAAGATGGGAAAATGGATTAAGGCGGCGCTGGTACGCGCTGCGAAGACGGCTGCGCAGGCTGCCGTGACGCTCATCGGTGCGGACATGGTCAGCATCGTGAGCCTGGACTGGGTGCAGATCCTGGGCGTGTGCTCCACCATGGCGGTGATCAGCTTGCTCACCAGCGTGGCCGGCATCCCGGAGGTGGACGACGGGGCGAGCGTCCTCAAGATCGACCAGCCCAAAGAGGACGACGGGGAATAAACTTATGAGGGTTCAGAGACTGGAGAGCATCGCGGCTATCGCTACCATCGTGGCGTTCGAGGCAATGCTGCTCCTGCTCTCGGTTACCGTGTGTCACGTGCCCGCTTCCCAGGAGGAAACTCCCGAGGAGGCGGGCACTCCCGTATCGTCCATCGAGTTCGAGCAGCCCGTGCTGGACATCGAGTACGACCCGGTCGTCGAGTCGCGAGAGATGGCCGAGTGGTACGAGAAGCCCTACGACATGCCGCTGTACCTCCAGGAGGACGAGGCATGGGCGTCTCTCCCGTACGCCAACGGAACCGTGGGAGGATCGGGGTGCGGGCTCGCCGCTGCCGCCATGGCCATTAGCTACCTTGCAAAAGCTGAATGCACGCTGCCCTACCTGTACTCCGAGGTCGGATCGTCCTGCACGGTGAACGGATTGAACAACATGTCCGGGTTCGCGGAGTACGCCTCCCGAGCCTACGGCATAGAGTCGTCCGACATCTTCTTCTCCGTCGACGACGCCATCGCCAGGAGCATGCAGGACGGCAGCGTGGTAGCATGCAGCATGACGGGCGCTTTGGGAGACCGTTCCTACGGAGGCCACATCGTCCTCCTCTGGTCGCCCGACAACAACGTGATCCGCATCGCAGACCCTGCGAGCGCGGGTAATTCGAGTAGGCAGTACTCCATCGACGAAGTCAAGTCGGTTCGCTGGAGCTACTTCTACGAATGGAAGAAGGAGAGCTTATGAGCATGCAAGGCATCGACATCAGCAACTGGCAGAACGGCATCAACCTCGCAGCGGTCCCGTGCGACTTCGCCATCTGCAAGGCCACGCAGGGCACGGCGTACGTGTCCCCCGACTGCGCCCGCCAGGTGGAGCAAGCGCGCGCCCTCGGCAAGCTGTACGGCGTGTACCACTACGTAGGCGGCCAGGGCGCGACAGCAGAGGCCGACCACTTCGTCGACTCGATCTCCAACTGGATCGGCGAGGGCGTCCTCGTGATCGACTGGGAGTCCAACGAGAACTCCGCATGGGGGAACCTCGGGTATCTCGACGCCGTGTGCCGACGGGTCTACGAACGCACCGGCATCCCGCCAATGATCTACGCTTCGCAGTCCGTGTTCCCCTGGGACACCGCGGCCTCCAACAATGCGGGCACCTGGGTGGCTCAGTACGCGAACAACGAGCCAACCGGCTACCAGGACGTCCCGTGGAACGAGGACGCCTACGGATGCGCTATCCGGCAGTACGCGTCGACGGGACGTCTCGACGGCTGGGGCGGCAACCTCGACCTCAACAAGGCGTACATGGACGGCGCGGCGTGGATGCGCTACGCCAACCCGGGCAACCCGGCTCCCGCTCCCAATCCTATTCCGGTGCAGCCTTTCGCGAAGGACGTCACCGATCTGGCGGTCGAAGTGCTGCGAGGCGAGCACGGCGACGGGCAGGCGCGCGTGGAGTCCCTGGGCTCGCGCTACGATGAGGTGCAGGGCCTTGTCAACCACATCTTTGAAGCCGACGCGCAGACGCTGGCAGACGAGGCGTGGGCCGGCAAGTACGGCAACGGCTCCAAGCGCCAGGCCCTGCTCGGCTCGCGCTACGACGAGGTCATGTCAGTGGTGAACGGCGGAGGCTCGGGCACCATCTACACCGTGCAGTCCGGCGACACCCTGTCCGGCATCGCTGCCTCGTACGGCACGAGCTACCAGGCCATCGCAGCCGCCAACGGCATCGCGAACCCAAACCTGATCTATCCCGGCATGCGCTTGACCATTCCCGCCTAGCGGAGTATAGTACGGGCTAGCCTCATTCCCCCCATGATGCTAGCCATAGGCTCCCGTTCTCCTTTGGCGACTCGCATGTGTCAGTCACGCCAGCCGACACAACAGCCCCACATGAAAAGACCTCCGATCGCCGGGGGTCTTTTCATAATATGGGTGGTTAGAATCCGTTTACAAGGGAGCTATCAATTCGCCCCTTGCCGATGCCTATCCTAAGGAATCCAGAGGCCAGAATCCGTCCTCTGAGGCGGCTTCTTCCTCTGCTTGCTGAACTTGCTGGGGCGCATCCCGGGAGGCAGGTCGGACCAGTCGTCGTCCCCGCCGTCGTCCCATGCGGGGTAATAGGCCGGCATCTCCCTCGGTTTGCCGTCGTTCGTGCGCACGTAGTCCAGCTGGCCTACCATGTCGGCCACGTAGCGCACGGCGTCCATGAGGTGCGAGTACCTGTCGTGCTTCGGCGTGGCGGCCCAGTCCTCCGCCTGGCTCAGCTCGCGGTACTCCCACGACTCGAAGCACTCCATCAGCCATTGGCACTTGTCCGAGTTCACGTGCATGTTCGGGAACAGCATACGGACTCGGTTGATGCCGTCGGCCACGAACGAGCGGTCCAGCTTGTGCCAGCTGATGTTCGGGAACATTCGCCTGCATTCCTCGTACGGGGAGTCCCTGGAACCCGATCGGTCGGAGTCCCACGGCAAGGCGGCGGCCTTTATCAGATGGAAGTACGGCCGCTTGGACAGCTCCTGCACGCATTCGACCACCGCCTTGCGGTTGTCCTCGAACCAGTCGTAGACGAACAGCTTGCCATCGTAGTACTGGTACACGATGCAGCTGGTCCAGTCGGACTGCTTGTCCTTCGACGAGATGTCCCACGCCATGTAGACGGGCTTGTCCGTCCTCAGGTTGAATGGCGAATACCGCCCGTCCTTGCGCACGAGCTCGATTGCCGGGAAGACGAGGCCCGCGTTCACGGCCAGGAACTCGCACATGTACTCCTGGCGGAACATGTTGTCGTTGCCGAAGGAGCGGATGTAGCGCTGCCTGATCTCCTCAAGGTGATCGTCGGTGAACAGCCTCGTGCCGTCCTGCTTGGTGGTCCTGTTGGCAGGCTGCACGTCCACATACACTCTTCCATGTTCGCCAGGCCACAGGTTCGGATCGTCGGTTCCCGTGTACGTCTTGAGCATGTCGGCCGCCAGGTTTGACAGACCTCTGGGGGTGAAGTTGAAGTTGACGGACAGCGGCTCTCCCATAGCTATCTTGTTGTCCCAGATAGGCGGGATGAACGCGAATGCGGACCGCTTGTACAGGCTCAGCTCGCTGACGTAGAAGTTGTCGTACGACGAGCCGATGAGCGACTCGGACTCCTTGAAGCCGATGAACTGAATGAGGGCTTCGGCCAGGTTGTCCGGATTGTTCAGCATCTTCACGACTTGGCGTGTGTTCTGGGGGTCGATCATCTCGGGCGGGTAGTCGTCCCAATGCCTGCGCCCGTCGATGTACTTCTCCCAGATGTTGCGGTTGATCCACTTGTTGTCCAGACCTACGTAAGCGGACTGGGTACCCGGGTTTTCCCATGCGCGGTACAGGCCGAACTGGATGTCGTCGGTGTCCTTGCCGGACTGACGATGCCATATCTTGAAATAGTAGTCGTACTTCCCGGAAAGACGACGCTCCCAGGCAGCCTTCTGATAGGGCCTGGGAGCGTAGTATCTGGGGACGACGATGATCCCCTCGTTCATTACAGGGCCTTGAGCTCGGCTTCGAGCTTGGCGATCTCTTCCTGAGCAGCCTCGTGGAACTGCTTCATGTCGTCCAGCACAGGCCCCAGGTTCTGGAGGATCTGGCAGTACACCAGCTCAAGCACGATCTCGACGACGTCCAGCTCCTGGTTCTCCGCGGCAAAGTCCGGCGCGATGCGGTTGTCCATCACGCGCTCGTAGTTCGACGGGTCCTCCTCTTGTAGGAAGTCGTGCACGATGTTGTCGATGAGGATGGCAGCAGAGCGCGCCACCGACACAGCCTTCTCGTACATGTCGTCCGTGAGCACGGTCTCCCCGGTCACGTCGCGGTAGGTATGGACGGCCTGCATGATGCCGTTGACGGTGAGGTACTTCTCAGAAGCCACGTTGCACTGCGCCACGAAGTGGTTGTGAGCGCCCTCCATCTTGGCGTCGTACGCTTTCTTCGCTGACTCCAGCTGCTTCTCAAGGTCGATGCGGACCGCCTGGTCGTCATGCTTCGGCATGTCCATCTCGATGATGTTGTCGCTTTTCTTCGTCATGTTAGAGCTCCTCGCTCGCTTCGTTGGCTATCCATTCCTCTGCTTCTTCGTAGCTGCCGAACACCGGCGCGTACGGCTGGCACTCCTCGGGCCAGTACACCGTTTCCATGAACCCTGCTGGATTCATCTTGATGCCCTTCTTCACGGCCCATGCGATGGGGATGCCGTGATCCTCGGCCTTGGGCTCGACCATGCCGATCCGCTTGTTGGCCAGCATGTATCCCTCCAGCTTCCAGATGCGGTCCTCGATGTCCTTGCGGCAGATCGCCACGCCCAGCTCGTGGTCGTAGTTCTCAGGGTACACGCAGGAGCTGGAAGCAACCTCGGTCCACCCGTTGCGGAACCTCATCACGAGCACCGTGGTGTTGTCGTTCACCAGGAAGTCCTGGCTCTCCGCGGTATCCATGAGTTCGTTGATCTGCTCCTCGGTGACGCTCGTTCCCTCGATCATCGCTTCCCCTTCTTCGCTTTCGCGAGCAGCTGGTCCTGCTCCCATTCCATGGCCTCGGCGATGGACTTGAACTGAGGCTTCTCCGCACCAGATGCACTTGCGCCGGTGCGCATGTCGGTGGCAGGCGAGGTCTTCTGCTTGGCAGGAGCGGCTGCCTGTGCTGCCGGGGCAGGTGCGCCCGTCTTGCGGATGGCCTCGATCTGGCGGTTCACCTGAGCCAACGCCTTCTTCAGGTCGCAGCTGTAGCCGATGGGGTTGCCCTCGTTGTCTGTCACCTCGTAATCCTCGATGAGAGATTCCAGCAGCTGCTTGCGGACGGTGTCCAGCTTCTCGAACGTGGGCAGGAACTCCAGCATCTGCACGGTGGGCTGGATGCCCTGGGCCAGGTTATCCACCCGGTCCTGCACCATGCGGTTGAAGGTGTCCTTCAGCTCGTCGTTGTAGTCCTGCACCCACTGGCGAGCCTGTGCTCGCGGGTTGTCGCCGGTGAACGGCTGGCCCGTGTCGGGGTTGTAGAACACCGGGGCGCCGTTCTCGTCGCGCTTGTAGATGTCCTTGTCGTTGATGGTCGCACCGAGACGGCCCTTCGCGTCGTGGCGGATGTTCTTCTGGATGAACAGGTCGCGCACCTCGCGCATGGCCTGCTGCTCGACGCCGCGGCGCAGTCCCTCTACTTGCTGCTTGATCTGCCCAGGAGCAAATTCAGGCTGTTCTCCAGCCCCTTCTCCAGCTCCTGCATCGCCAGCAGGCTCTCCTCCTCGGACTCCCGGAGCCACGCCCACAGGCTTGCCCTCGCCCTCAGCTCCAGCCTCGTTCCCAGCAGCTCTCTCGGAAGCAGCAGGCTTGCCGGGTTCTGGTTCGGCTCCGTCTCCTCGATCTCCTGCATCTGCTTCAGAAGCAGCCTCGTCCTTCGGAGCGAGCGCCTCGAACGCCGAAGCCCAATCGTCAATCTTATTCTCAGCAGCAGGTTGTCCTTCATCCTGCCCAGGCTGGATGATAGTCTCCTCATCTTCCATACTCTTCCTCTCCTTCATCGGTATCTTCCATGTCGTTCATGGCCTGCGTCAGCTGGGCCACGCCCTGCATGATCCAGCGCTGCCTCAGCTTGTTGTAGGCCAGCTGTTGCCTGTTCTGGACGGAGGTGGTTTCCGTCGGGTACATTTGGTTGCCCATGTACTCCACGGCTCCCTTGATGCCCTTGGCCTTCATAAGGCCGTTGCGTGTGCGCGTGAGGAACTTGTTCATCTCCTTCACGATCCACTTGAATTCCTCAAGGCGCATGGAATCCATGAGCGTGTCAGTGAAGCGGAGCTGGTCATACACGTCGCACAGCACCTCCCAACTGGCGGTGAGGTCGATGTGCCTAGTCTCCCGCTCCGTCCATTCCCGTATGAGGTCCGTCTCAGACCAAGCCTGCGCGGGCATCGAGAAGCTCCTTCCGTCGCTGCTCCTTGAACAGCGCGTCGGTCAGCGGGATGGATGCCACCAGGGTGATGCCGTCGACGTAGCTCATCATGGGCTTGCCGCTGAACTTCGACAGCAGCTCGGGGTACACGTTGGTAACTAGAGTTTTGAGCCCGTATACCTGGACCATGGTATCGTCGAACTGCATCACGCTCGTGGGAAACGACCAGATGTAGCCTCGGTCGCCGTTATTCCCGCGCACCACGGGGACGAGCTCCTTGCCTAACAGCCAGCTGATCTCGGTGCCGATCTTGGGGAGCGTGGTCTTGGCGGTGATGACGCGGTTCTTGTCCTCATGGATGACCTTGTAATCGCCCACCATGCGGTCCACTTCCTCGGGCGCGCCGTAGATGAGCTCGCCTGCCTGGACCTCATGCACCTTGATCTCGTGGCCCACGGGCTCGTCGAAGTACAGGTTGCGCTTTGCGTCCGGCACTATCATCGGCGTGATGAGCAAGCGCTTGCCCCAGAGCGGATGCTGCTGTGCCGCCACTGACTTGGGTACGGGCTGAGGCGCTGACTGCTTGCGCTCTCGCTGGGCGCTCTCGGGCGGCGTCCACTGCTCGCCTTTCTCAAGCGCAGTGATGCGGGAGCATCTGTGCTGGTAGTTCAGGCCGTCCTCCTCTACTCCGTGCTTGCGCTCAAGGCGCTCTAGCTCCTCCTTCTTGATGGCAGTCATAGTTCTCCTTTCAGTTGCCTACAGGGATTGCAGGATCAAGCATACCACAGAACCTGGAGTAAAGGTTGAGTAGGCGTGCAGTTAAAAGAAGACCCCAGAGCACGGCACAAGACCGCGCACTGGGGTGACCTGGGGATCAGAGATCCTTCCCCTTGTCCTTCTTCTTCTTGAGCTTCGGCGCCTCCTCGGGGCATTGCGAGTAGTCCATCTCAACGACTCGCTCCCTCGGTATCAGGAGCACGTCGTACACCACGCCGCCCATGTTGAGCGTCAGCTCCTTGGTGGCGAGGATCTTCTTGATGGTCATCGGTCTTTCCTAGATAGAGGGCGAGACGGTGACGCTTGCGTCGAGCTCTGGCCTGGTCTTCGGGTAGACGATGTCCGTCGCTTGCTGCATGATGGCGTTCTTCGCCTTCTTGCGCACAATCACCGCGGGCTTGAGGATTTTCTTGGCCTCCTCCATGGCGGCCTCGTACTCGACCAGCTTGCCCAACTGCTCCTGCGCCTTGCCGATCTTAGCAGCGGTGGTCTTGCCCGCCTCGATGATCGGGAACTCCTCGCCCCCGATGACAGCCATTACCCTCTCGTTGTCCTTGACGATAATCTCCATTGCGGTTCCTTTCCTAGATAGGATTCACGTTGTCCTGCATTGCTTCGAGTTCGGAGACGATCTCCGACTCGGTGATGCTGCATTCGCATGCGCGGTAAATGGCGTCTGCCTCGATCTCCTCCGTGCAGTTGCAGTAGTCGTCAGCCACCTGCTTCACGATGGCAATCTCCTCTTCGAGGTCGTCCCTCGTGTACAGGTGGTGGAACATCTTATGCTCCACGTTCGGATTGAACAGGATCAGGAACGCGTCCTCGATCCTGTCGCACACCGCCATGGCCGTGGCCAACTGCCATTTCTCTTCGAGATCGGACTTGTCGGCCAGCCCCTTGGAGTAGTGCTTGCCAGGGGCGTAGCTCTTCACCTCGCCGATCTGGATGTCGGCGGGGCCCAGGTCGAACTGGCCCACCTTCACCATGCTGGAGCACTGCCTGATGCTCATGGCGTCCGGGCTGAACGATATGCCCAGGTCGTCGTTGAAGACGATGGCGTCGTCCCAGTGATGCAGCTCTCCGTCCATCGCATGCAGCTTGTTGAACGCGTCGATGGCGTACGGCTCCATGATATGGCCCCGTGCCGCAGACCCGAACGCCATGCACATGTCGTCGGTGATGCTGGCCTGCTTCGCCGCCCACACCTCCAGCTGCTTGCCGGATACGTTCCTCGCCCTGCCTGTCGGCGTGGTTGGCAGGAGGTCGGCTATGTCCGATGCTGTGAGCCAGCCCCGCCTTGCCTCCATCCACTCCTTAGATACCTTGTGCATCCATTTCATTTATGCCTCCATGTACACGAGAGGAGCCAGTTCCCCCCAGCTCCTCTCTCATCGGATTCTAACCAGCCCAGTTTGCCTAGAACGGGATGTCCTCGTCGTACACTCCGCCCTCATCGTACGTGCCGTTGACGGCGGGAGCCGGCATGGCATCCGGGGCCATGGCAGACGCAACCTGAGGCGCGGACTGCATGTTGTTTGCCGACTGCTGCCCGTTGTTCACCTGACCGCCGGATGCCGCGGAGTTCGCGAACACCTGGGGCACCGTGAAGATCGGGTCGAGCGGCGAGCTCAGGGCGTACGGCCCTTCCTCCACCAGCTCCACCTCCCACGGACGCGGGTTGCCGATGCCGTAGCTGAATCCTTCGGGCGGCTGCTTCGTGCTGATGTGGATGGTCTTGCCGATGAGGTTCATCATGTCCGTGTTGCCGGTGAGGGCGAACAAGTCCAGATGCACGGACTTCTTCTTGCCCTCGCGCGCAGCCTTCGATGCGGGCTGGAACGTCCAGGTTCGGTAGCCCCCGTTAGGGCCGACGATCACCATGCGGATGTTCCACACGGGGTTGCCGTCCTTCCAGAACTTGGGCGTGGTCGGGCCGTCGGGACCGAAGTTCATCGCCTGCACTTCCTGGATGGCGGCCACGGTGCCGATGAGGTCCGTGCTGAAGCCCGGTTTGTTCGGCTGGGAGTAGTTCCAGTTGTGCTCGCCGGAACCTCCGGTAGGATTGAGTCCCATGTTTCTGTTCCTTCCTTTCGTTGGTTTACTATGACTAGTCGGTCTCTGCGGTTCCGCAGTAGCCTCCTTGGTCTATGATCTTCTCAGCGATCTGCTTGGGATCAAGGTCCCAGTACAAGTAGTAGCACTTGACCACCTTGTCCACAGGATCGTCCTCCCAGTTGGCGAGGCTGAGGTGCTGGCGCTTGCTAAGGCTAGCCAGAGCGTACAGGAACGCCGTCTTGATGTCGCTCAGGGTAACTTCGCGTTCGTTGTTCTTGGCGTCGATCATATA